ATCCTTCAGTTTGAGGCGGGAAAGGTAGGAGCGGCCGGCGTGCCTCGCGTCGTGCCGAAATGATACGCGCCAAGCGCAATCAGACCGTTTTTGCAATAGTCGATTATCGCATCGCAACCGGGCATCGGGTGGATCACAAAGCCAACCCACACAGCGCCCATCAGCGCTCCGACGATAACCTTGAGCTGGTCAGTGTTCACGTGAGTGTTCCTCCTGCGGCTTGGTACCATGCGAGCCACTGCGCCCGGCTGTTGTTATTCTGCGCTACACCGCCCGTTGCGCCGGGGAGACTGCGCCATACCGGCATCAGCAGCGCCATTGCCCGGTCGATCTGTCCGGCGTCGACCAGCGCTAGCGCGCCTCTGTTATCAATCAGTTGCAAAGCCATTGCATCTTGCGTCGCTGGGCCGAAGTCGGCCAAACCGGTCTGCGCGGAAAGCATCAGATAGGTTGGATGGTTGATCTGGTAGAGCCCCGCCGCCGTGCTGTCGAGCGCAGTATCGAGGATGTCGGGATGCTTGCTGTAATCGCTGAACGTGAGCGGATGCCCTGGCGTCGAGCCGACCAGTACGTTGTACCCCCGGTCAGTTTCCGCGATCAGCGCCGCGCCGACTTCACTCTGCCCGATTGCTGCGAGAAACGCTGTTCTATTCGACATGATCAGCCCCAAAATTTCTTGAAACCGCCTGCCGCACCGTACGCGGCGAGCCACAGCATGAGATAAAAACAAGCCTTCCAGACCAGGGAGACGACCCCTTTCCCGATGTTGAGCTGGAAGCGCTGCGCAGCCCTCCTTTCCAGTTCATCTACGATTGCCTTTACGTCGCCTTCGGTAAGCGTTCTGCCGTCCATTGGTCATCCCCGATCCGTTTCGCCGCTTCGCGCTGGCTCAGTGCCACGGCGTTGTTAAGTTGGTCCTGCCTCTGCACGACTTCGTTGCGCATCGATTCCACCGCCGCCTGCACGCCGACCGTGTTTCGCGCATTTTCGAGAATCAGAACCGGCGTCCAGGCCATCGCGCAGTCGAAAGTATCGAGACGCGCACCCGTCTGGGGGTGCGTACCTGTCAGGTGGACCCAGAACTTGCACTCGTGTTCGATACACGGCTTGTTGAGCATCGGACACTTTAAAGGTTTGCTCACGACTTGACTCCGACAATACACTGGCAGTAGTTCACGTTGAACGTCTTCGTATGCGTGTGCGCGTTGCCGTTGCCGTTGTTCTGGATAGAGATCCCTGTGGCTGCCAGATTAATCGCCACAGCGGTCGCAGCGGTCTGTACTTCAAGATTGATGGCGTTGCTGCCCCCGCTCGGGTTGAACGATCCGCCGCCCGCACTCGTAGAGGTCCAGAAGTCAAACCCGGATGCGGGAGAATGGCTGTGGCCCGGACTGGAGTGGTTGTGCGTCGGATCGTTCACGCCGTGGTTGTGGCTCGCCAGTTCCGCCGTGGTCAGCGCATGGCCGTCCGTCGTCCACTGTGCGTTGAACATCCCGGAGTAGGCGTTCCCTGTCGTCGTCACGTTCGGGCCGGCGCCTGCGGTGAGCTGCAAGGTGTGGTCGGTGACGGTCGCGTCAATCGACCAGCCGGTTGGCGCGGTCTGCTGGTTGAAAATCGCGCGGGTACCCGACGGCGCGGACAGCGTGCCGACAGGGTTCGCGTTCGCATTCACCTGATTGACGATGAAGTTGAAATCGGCCATCACCTGCGAGGCGTCGGCCGTCGTACCGTTGGTCAGGATGTTCGGAAGTGTACCGATGACAGGCATTATTTACCCCTGGTTCGTGTAGCCGGTATCGGCATAGCGGGCGAAGAAAGTCCCGATTGAAACGCTCTGGGAAGAGGTCACCATCACGTCAATCGACATCTTCTGGAACACAAGCGGAATGGACCAGGGGATATTATAGACTTTCGGAATGTTCGAAGCCGAAGCCCACAGGAAAGAGCCCCACACTCCTACCCCCCAGAACGTACCCGAGGCCGGCGTCATTACGAAGGTTGAGTTGATCGTATTGTACGCGCCGTCGAGCGCCGTCAGGTTGTAGTTGGTTGAAAGTCCAGAAGAAGACAGTTCAATAGTCGATTCCACTACCTGGACCTGCGCCATGTGGCCGGTCTTCGGAAACGAGGACGAGCGCAGATGGCTCGTCAGATTCGTTCCGGCGTCGTTGTAGACGCTGGTTAGTCCAGGGATGCTCTGACTCTGGTAGAGCGCCGCGCCCTGCGCGCTGCCCGACAGGATGAAGCTGTTCCCGAATTCCGAAGCGCAGTCGTAACTGAACGTGTGCGGACCGGTCCAGCGGTTGCGCCGTATGTCATACCAGTAGTCGTTCGTCCCGGCCACGCCTTGCACGGTCGTCGCGACGCATACCCGGTAGATGTTTCCCGAGAAAGAGGCCGCGATGCGCGAAGGGGTTGCCGCATTCTGGAAAGGGACCTGTACGTCGGCCGAGCCGCCGTTACCGGGGGTGTGCGACATTGCTGAAAGCACGCCCAGGAAGTTCAGCACGTAGGGCGCGTCCACCCCGACGAAAGCGACGCCGAAAGTGGCCTGTACGACGCTGCGCGGCGCGCTACATCCCGTCGTCAGACTGATATAGTTCACCGCCAGATTGTTCGTCGCTGCGTCGCCTGTGATCTGCCAGATACTCGACCCTTTGAACACGACCAAGGCGCCGGTTACCCCCGATGAAGTTGTCTGGATCGGCAGGCCGGATTGCGCGGTGATCGGCGTGGGATCGCCCAGCGTCACTGACTGCGTGGCGTTCGTGCGCGTAGTCGGCACCAGCGGGTCGCTGAAGAAGTCGACGTTCTGGCATGAAAAGTACGCCCGGTTGTTGAAGTTCGCGACGCTCGTCGGCACGCTGGGAAGCGGATTCGTTGCCAGATTGGCCGAAGACCACGCGGGCGTTGCGGGCGTCGTGATATCGATCACGCCGAAGAAGTTCGCGCCGACACCACTGAACCCCGGATGTGTAACGAGGATCTTGGTGCTCACCACGGTCATGGTCGGCGGCGTCCAGGGGGTCGCCGGATTCGAGCTGGGCGATGCGGGGGTGTTAGCCCCCGTCACGCCGCTGATCGTGATGAATGTCTGCGTGAGCAGGTTGTACGCGAAGGGTTCGTCGTTACCAGGATTCCGGCCTGTGGACACCATGCCGTAGACCATGGTTCCGATTGTCACGTGTACGGAAACGAAAGTCGGCGTCGTGAAGCTGCTGAACGTCGTTAGCGCCGTGCCGACGCCTGGTCTTGAGACAACCAGTTCGGGATTAGCCTGGTCGAAAACCAGATTCTGGAGCGCCTGACATGCACCTGCGAAAGCATCTGTCGCGTCGAACGCATCGCAGATACCCTTAGGCGTGAACCGGACAGGTTGGCCGTTGCGGATAGGCACAGCGTCTCCTAGTCGGTGATCTTGGTCGGCTTCAGCGTGCGGTTCGAATGGAAGCGCCGGGGGTCCAGCTTCACGGATTTGACGACCTGCTGTTCGTCCCCTTCCATGATGAGATGGATGCGAAGCATCTTGTCCATATCTTGCAGGAACTGCGGGCGACGCGCATCGTCGGTGATCTGCATGAGCCGCGAAGCCGTGGCCGTGATCAGATAGTCCTGGTCTGGAAACCACGGGATAACAGTCGAGGTTTCCGGCGTTGCGATATCCGGTTGCTTCACCATGTACCGGTGCGTGAGCACGATCTGCCCGCTCGACTGCGGGTAGATGAAAAGCTGACCGGCGGAAGGCGGCACCTGTTGCAGCGCGGTCGCCTCGTCGTACAGGATCGTCATGAACTCGTAAGGATAGTTCGCAATCGACGGGTCCTTAAACTCCTGGTCGTACTCTTCCGTGCTGATCGGATTCAGGAAGTAAGGGAGGTTGTTCTGTGTAAAAAACAGGTCGTACGTACGCTGGTAGTTCTGCGGCAGAGGAAACGGGCCGTAGTTGTTCGCCTGCACGGTAATGAATTCCGTTACCCGGTTGATCTTCAGGTCACGGTGAAGCCAGAGATCCTCCAGAGTCATGTTCAGAAATTGCCCGCCCTGACTCGTAAAGCCGGGACACTTGGCGATCTGAAGCGCCAGGGCGACAATCTGCTGACTCTGGAGGTAGGCCATTACGCTGCCTTCTTGACTTCGGCGATCTTCGACTTGCCCTTTTCCAGCTCGTCGGCAATCGACTTGATCTGGGTCGGCAGGTTCGTGAGCTGGCTTTCTTCGGCGCTTGCCAGTTTGGTGCGCGCCTTCTTCTTTTCGAGAAGCGCGGCGTACGCCTTCTGGTGCTGGGTCAGCATCGATTCCAGCATTTCGATCTTCTTGCCGAGTTCCGGGATTTCCAGAATCGCCTGCTGACGGATAAGTGCCTCGCGGCAAATGTCCATACGGCTGTTCAGCGACTCCAGCGACTCGTCTGCGTAGACGTAGCCGCTCATCGAAAGCGACGCGCCGTTAGGCGCGGGCAGGTTGATGGCAAAGTTGCCAAGAACGGGGGTTGCTTCGCTCATTTGTTCCTCTTAGCGCCGACCCGTGCCGCGCAGCACGCGGTCCTGGGCATGTTTGTAGGAGTTCTCGTTCGCACCGCTGATATTGGCTTCGTGGCCCCACGTGCGGGAGATGATCTCTTTCACACTGCGAAGCAGGTTCGTGTTGAAGAGATACGTCTCGCCGTGCACGTATTGCACGCCATTCACGCGGATATCGATCCCGCCACACGGTGCGAGGTCGATACGATACCACCACAGGTCCTCGCCCGTATCCGACTTGCGGGCGAAGCGCTCCGTGACGTTGGTCGTGAACATGGTCGACTGCGCCTGTGCCGACAGGCGCGAAGCGTCTTCTTCAGACTTCGCGCGCTGCTCGTCAGAATGCGCGAGGGCAGCTTCAAGGCGCTTGATCCGCGCCTTGAGTTCCTCGGTCGTTTCTTCCGGGATGATCGGGGCGCCGACAATTTCTTCGCCCTTTTCGAGGAAGTCTTCGCCCTCACCGCCTTGCGGCGGGGGGCTGTTAGGAGTGCGCGGGGGCATCTACGTTCCTTACGGAGTGGTCACAGTACCGGCAGTGTAACCCGGCGTGAAGGCAGATCCTGCTTCGGTCCGGGCCAAAAACGCCTGGTTGAGGATGATCGAGCCGTAGAACACTTTCCACGACACGACCCGGGTCTGATTCAGGGGGTCCGACTTGTCAGCGCCCGTCAGGTAGTGGAATTCCGGATTTTCGAGCAACACCTGGCCGTACGAATGATTGCCAATGAAAATCGTCGGGAACACTGAAACGCCAGTTGCCGGAGCAGCAGGCGGCGTTTGCGCGACACCGATACCCGTCAGCGTGACGGTCTGGTTCGGCAGAAGCTGCGTGGCCTGGCCGGCGAGCGGGCCGGTCGTCGGCACGCCCAGGCCGATGCCCGTGGCGAGGTTCGACGGCGTGGCCGACGTGCCGATATACACGTTGAAAATGTAGTTCGGAACGTTCGGCAGCGTGACGCTGATCGACCCCGTGGGGCCTGTGACGCTGATCGCGTTCGACACCTGATAGATGATCTGCTCGACTGACGTAGAGGCGGGGGCCGCGGTCACGATGATCTGGTAACCGGCATTCGTCGCGAGTGTGCCACCCGAGGTCGAAGCGGTGCCCTGAATAGCGGCAGCGCCCGTCCAGTAAGGCATCATGTTCGACTCAACGAAGCGTGCGCCGTTGAACGGACCGAGCTCGTTGTTGTACAGGCGGTTGATGTCGCTGTACGACCACGCGGTGGCGATGGTGGTGTTTTCTCGCATGTCCTGCGCCGACA